GGTGATGGCGTGTTTGTACGCCGCCAGATCCAGCGGCGAGGTCAGCAGTTCCACGTCCTCCTCGGTGAGCAGTTCCTGCGGCGCGTCCTTGTTTTTGAGGTTGTGAATCAAAATGGACTGATTCGCCAGCAGGGTAAGAAGCCAAATGATCTCATCCAGCGCCATCTCGAAGTTCTCGGACTTCATCAGCTTTTCGCCGAGGTTCTCCAGCCCGCCGTAGCGGCGCGCGATTTCCTTGGTGGCGCGGGTGGTGAGAATGAGCTCATACTCTTTTCCGCCGATTTTGATTACGGCGGCTTGTTCGTTTTCCATGCGTCAGCCCTCCTTATTCGCCTGCCGGCGCTTCGGTGTAGGTGGGTTCGTACACCTGCCCGAACCAACCGGAGATGGTTTCAGTCGTAACGCCGGAAGCGCCCTCGGAAACCTCCGCCTTCCACGGATGCGTTCCCTTGGCGTCCGGTTTGTTGCGGCGCATGACCGTGCCTTCAATGCTGGGCGTTTGAAAGGTGATGGAATCGCCTTTAGTCTGCAGGTTAGTCGCCGGAATGCCGAAAATGACACGGTACAGCCAGAAATACCGGTACTTGCCGTTTGCCCGCAGGGCGCGGAAACCGATGGCCACCGGCGGGGCGATGTTTTCGCCGGCGGAGATGAGCACGCCGTTGTCGTCCGCCAAAGCACCGGTGAGATTCTGTGCGGCTGTGATGCCGATATCGTCCACACCCAGCGTCAGCTTGCCGGATTTGAAGTCCTTGACCACCTCCGACGCGCCGTCGTCAGCGTAAAGCGTCGCTTCGGCAAGTTCCACGGACAATTCCGCCGAGATGGCCTTTGCGAGAATTTCCGGGGTGTCGTAGGTTTCCTCGCCGTCCTCGGCTTCGGTGATTTTTGCGTAATAGAGCTTATCCATTCCAATGGTAGCCATATATTATTCCTCCGTTTCATAAGACTGTGCGATGTCAATCGCCCAGTGGTGGTAGCCGGTATCGTCCTCATGTCCGACATAGGTGCGTGCCGTGATGGTAAAGCCAGCACGAAGCAGAGCACCGGTAATCTGACGTTTGTGCTGAAGGTAATTGCCCTTGGAAAAGAGCGAAATCCGCACCTCCGACACATCCATCAGCGGCGCGTTGTCGCCGAACAGGGCGAAATCGTCGGTCAGCGGCGTCAGCACCAGATATTCGTCGGGCGGAACGCCGGAAAAAACGCCCGTCTCCACAGGGAGAATGGGCGTGAGAAGCGTATTGAGTTCCGAAAGTACGCTCATATTTTCCGCACCTCCTCGTCCAGCTTTGATTTCATCGTTTCAACGCAGGCCTTGCGGCTCTGGGTTTTCGCCGGCTTGAGAAAGGGCTTGGGCGGCTGACCGGATTTTCCGTACTCCAGAATATTGGCGATTTTTGCGTTACTGTCACCGTCTGAGCGAGGCTCGGCAAAGCCGACCTTGATGTCCCAGCCCGAGCCGTCCCGCTTGGGCTTAGCGGGCGAAAGCCCCAGCGCACTTTCCAATTCGCCGGTGGAGCGGCTTGGAATTTTCGTGCCTTTGCCGATGACGGCGGAAAGGTTGGACTTCACCCGCTCCAGCACCACCTGCCCGCCGGCTTCGAGAACCTTCGGCAGAATTTCGTCCGTCTTTTCATTCAGCCGGGAAACTTTCAAAAGAAAGTCCTCCGGCATCTTCATTTCCATTCGTGCCATATCAATTCACACTCCCTTCCACCAGTTCGCACAGGCACTCCACATACATCCCGCGCCCGCGCACGTCCTCCGCACTGATAATCCGATAGCGCTTCTCCTTGCAGACGATGAAATGTGCCGGACTGACTTCGACGCCGGGGATTTTACGGAAGCGGAACAGCACGGACGCTTCGGAAAAGACCGCCATGTTTGCCCAGCGCTCCGAGCCGTTGCGCTCCTCTTTGTAGGCGCGAACCGAGGCAAGGAGCGTGTCGCCTTGGGTAACGAAGCCGTCCTCGTCCTTGACCGGCGCGTTGGAGATGATGTCGATGAAACTGTTCATTTTTCCGAAAGACATACTCAAACCTTCCAATCCCGATCAAGCCGCAGCAGCAGGTTGACCGTTTCCCAGACCTGCCGACCCGCTTGCACGGAATCGGCAAAAAAGCCGCCCGTGGAACCATCGCGGCTTTCATAGAAATGCGATGCCAGCATGATGACCGCCTGTTCGGTGGTTGCCGGCATCGTATTTTCTGTGTAATAGCCCTCTGGAATGTGCTGATAGCTTTCGGCATAACGGACGGCGGCGATGATGTACATCTGCAGAAGCTCGTCGTCTTGTGTATGCGATAGAATCAGATTGGCTTTGACTTTTTCAAGCAGGATATCCATTCCCGCCGCCTCCTTTCGTTCTAACACTTACGAGCCCATTTGCAGAAGCTGAATGCCCTCGGCGAGAATGACCTTGCCGTCCACACGCTCGGCGGCGATGAAGCCCACCTGTCCGTTTCCGGCGTAGAGTTCGTTCAGGCGCTGCACCGTGCGGCCCATGCGGTCGGCAATCCAGTAGTTGGAGAAATCCCCGAATGCAATGGGCAGAGCGCCCGCCTCCGCCGCCGGCACATACGGACTGGTGTAGAGCGGATAGCCCAGCAGCCGGTCCGGCTGACCTGCCTGCACGGAGGGCTGCCAGAGGTACGCGCCGTTGGAATCCTTCAGCTTGCGCAGGGCGGATACGGTGATGTCCTTCATGAGAAACACTGCGTTTCTCCGATAGGGGCTTTTGAGTGCGTAAATCAGGTCGATGAGATTGTCCACGGTGATGGCCGTCGGGGAGCTTGCCGTCACGCCTACCGTGCCGCCGCTTGCGGTGAAAATGCCCGTGGGCTGACCGGTTCCGGTTCCGACGCAGAAGGCTTCTTCCTCGGCAATGCCAAAGGCTCTGGCAAACTCCCGCGCGATGTAGCTCTCCAAATCGAACATACTGTCCTGAAGCAGCTCCACGGAAACCTTGACAAGGTCGGTCAGCTTGAAAGCGTCAATGGTTTTCTGCGCAAATGCGGGGTCGCTCTCGGTGTAGGCGGCGTTTTCCGCCGTCCACTGGGCGGTGGAATGGGTGGCGGCAATGGGAATTTTACGCTCCGCCGACGTGTTGATAGTCTTGGCAAGGGAGCGGATGATGTTCGCCTCCTCCAGACCGGTCACAATCTGGGTTTCAAATTCCGTCGGAACCAGATAGCCGCCGTCGGTGTCGGGGGACGTGCTCAGCACGTTGTTGACGGGCGCTCTGCCGCGCAGAATGTTGAGAAAATCCGCGCGGTATTCGGCGGTCGCTCTGGGAGAAGCGGGTTTTGCACCCTGCGCGCCGGGCTTTTCGGTCAGCGGTGCGCTGGTGGGACGGCTCATTTCCGCATCCCGCGCCACGCGGTCCTCCTCAATGGCAATCTGCCGCGCCATGGCGTCCACATCGGCGAGCATCTTGTCGTAGGTGGCGTTGTCTTCGGCAGAGAGCACGCCGTCCTTGGCGCGTGCGTCCAGGAACGCCTTTGCCGCGTCCCATGCCTTTGCGCACTTTTCGCGCAGGTCAAGTACCTTTTTCATAATCCAATACCTCCGTTAAATGTATTTACGGGCCTGCAGCTTCTGCATGGCCTCGGTGATGGAAACGCCCGTAGGGGCACTGTCCGGCTTCTTTTCCGCTTTTGGAGCGGATTTCGGGATGAGCTTGTTTATGAGCGAGTTGGTAACCGCCCTGCGGGAAAAAGCAAACACGACATCCTCGGTGCGGCCGCGTTTCGCGTCCTCCAGAATCCCGTCCGCAAAGCCCAGCTCGATGGCTTTGTTGGCGTTCATATAGGTTTCGCCGTCCATGAGATGGGAGATTTTCGCCCGCGACTGTCCGGTCTTGATTTCGTAGGCGTTGATGATGCTTTCCTTGACCTCGGAGAGCATATCGATTGCCTTCTGCATTTCCTCGGTGTCGCCGATGGCCACGGTCAGCGGATTGTGAATCATCATAAGCGCTGTGGGCGCCATCAGCACCTGAGTTCCCGCCATGGCAATTACCGATGCCGCACTTGCCGCGATGCCGTCGATTTTGACCGTGACGTTTCCTTTGTAATCCATCAGCATGGCGTAAATCTGGCTTGCCGCCACGCAGTCGCCGCCGGGAGAGTTAATCCATACCACAATATCGCCGCCGCCGGCCATCAGCTCATCCTTGAACATTCTGGGTGTGATTTCATCACCCCACCAGCTTTCATCCGCAATCGTGCCGTCGAGGTAAAGGGTGCGCACACCCGTGCTTTCATCGTTGTCCCAATTCCAAAAATGCGTTTTATCGCGTGCCCGGACGGGACTTCGTTTGGTTTTGTCCATCTGTGGGTTCCTCCGTTTCTGTTGTAGTAGGCGTTTCAGCCGTATTTGCAAATGCCCCGGCGTCCTGCAGCTTGGTCATTGCGCCGTTGATGAGATACAAATCGCCGCCAAGCTCGGCGGGAATACGGTCAAGGTTCTCCAGCTCCCGGATGTCATTGGCACTCATCCATCCGTTCTGCCGCGCGGTCGCGTAGCCCGTCATGCGGCTGGCGTAGTCGCCGCGGAGCAGCCCGTCCACATTGAATTTTGTAAACACCGTGCGCTTTTCGCTGTCGAGCAGAAGCGACTTGTTCATCGCCTGCTCCCAGCGAATCACCCATGGGTCCAGCGTATACTTTACAAACTCCAGCGATTGTTGCTCAATATTGGAAAAGCTCGACTTTTCGAGGTCTGCCAGCATATGCGGCGGCACCCGGAAAATTCGAGCGATTTCATTGATTTGGAACTTGCGTGTCTCCAAAAACTGCGCCTGTTCGGGAGAGATGGCGATGGGCGTGTACTTGAGTCCTTCCTCCAGCACGGCGATTTTGTTGCTGTTCGCCGAACCGCCAAAGGTGGACTGCCAGCTTTGCCGGATGCGCTCCGGGTCTTTGATGGTGCCGGGATGCTCCAGAACGCCGGAGGGCGCCGCGCCGTTGGCGAAAAACTTCGCGCCGTATTCCTCCGCCGCCATTGCCAAGCCCACGGCGTTTTTCGCCATCGCAATCGGTGAATAGCCCACCAGACCGTCGTACCCAAGCCCCAGCACATGGAGAATGTCCGTCGGAGCGAATACAATATCTGCTTGCTTTGCCTTTCCGACCTCCGGCGCTTCGTCGCTGCTTTTATAGTAACGGTAGAACAGCCGCCCCTGTGAATCTCTGTCCACCGTAACCCTGTCCGGCATGAGCGGGTAGAGCGCCACAACCTCGCCGCGCGCGTTTCGGATAATCTGCGCGTAGGCGTTCCCCGTCAGCAGCAGGTGGTTCATCATGGTTTCCCGAAACACAAAGCTCGTCATTTCAGGATTTGGCTCGTCATGCAGAACCCGCCACAGCGGATGGTCGAGGTATTTCTCCTTGCTGCCGTCTGTTCCGTATTTGTAAACGAACAGTGGCAGGCCCGCGATTGCCTCGGACAGAATGCGGACGCAGGAGTAAACTGCCGTCATCTGCATGGCGGTTCTTTCGTTGACGACCTTGCCCGATGTCGTGCCGCCCCACAAAAAGCTGCTGCCGCCGAGGTTTTTTGCGGCAGGGTTGTGCGGCTTATCGCGGGCTTTGAAAATGCTTTGTAGTATGCCCATAGGCTGTGCCTCCTTACCAAATGAGCAAGCCGCGCTTGTCGTAAACGCTCTCGCCCGTATCATTTCCGCAGCGAATGGCACGGTCAAGTGCCATAATCGTAGCAACCGCACCGTCGATCTTTTCGGTTGACTTTTCCTTATCCGCCTTGATGTTGCCGGCAGGGTCGGTGCGGATGAAGATGTTGTCCATATTCCATATGAGAACAGGATGCCCGCCGTGGGCGATTTTTTCTTCCAATGTCAGCTTCATCAGCTCCTTGGTGGGCGGACTCATATCCTTAAAGCCCTGTCCGAATGGAACGACCGTAAAGCCCATGCCCTCAAGGTTCTGCACCATTTGCACAGCGCCCCATCGGTCGAAAGCAATCTCGCGGATGTTGTATTTTTCTCCAAGCTGCTCGATGAATTTCTCGATGTACCCGTAATGCACGACATTGCCCTCGGTGGTTTGAAGAAAGCCCTGCCTCTGCCAGAGGTCATAATTCACATGATCACGCTTCACGCGCAGCTCGATGTTGTCCTCCGGTATCCAGAAGTACGGGAGAACGCTGTATTTATCCTCTTCATCCAGCGGCGGGAAAACCAGAACAAAAGCCGTAATGTCGGTTGAGGACGAAAGGTCAAGCCCGCCGTAGCAGACGCGGCCTTCCAGCGCTTTTTCGTTTACCGGAAACGCGCAGGCATCCCACTTGTCCATCGGCATCCAGCGCACCGACTGTTTGACCCATTGATTGAGACGCAGCTGTCGGAAGCTGTTCTCCTCGGCGGGATTCTGCCTTGCCGATTCAAATGCCGCCTTGACCTTATCCATGCCGACCGTAATGCCAAGCGACGGATTTGCTTTTCGCCATACCTTCGGGTCCGTCCAATCGTCCTCCTGCGCCGCGCCGTAAATGATGGGATAGAAGGTCGGGTCGTGCTTTCTGCCGTCAATAATATCAAGCGCCTTTTGATGCACCTCCCAGCAAATGCTGTTCTGGTTATCGCCGGCGGTGGTGATTAAAAAATACAGCGGCTGCATTCTGGCATCACCGCTGCCCTTGGTCATCACGTCATAGAGCTTTCTGTTCGGCTGGGTGTGCAGCTCGTCGAACACCACGCCATGGGTATTAAAACCGTGCTTGTTTCCAACATCGGCGGACAGCACCTGATAAATGCTGCCGGTGGGCTGATAGATGAGCCGCTTGGTCGCGTCCAGTATTTTCACCCGCTTGGAGAGTGCCGGACACATTCGCACCATATCCGCAGCGACATTGAAAACAATAGAGGCCTGATTGCGGTCAGCGGCACAGCCGTACACCTCGGCGCGTTCCTCGCCGTCACCACAGGTGAGCAGCAGCGCGATTGCTGCCGCAAGCTCACTTTTTCCCATTTTCTTTGGAATTTCCACATAGGCGGTGTTGAACTGCCGGTAGCCGTTGGGCTTGAGCGTGCCGAAAATATCCCGCACAATCTGCTCCTGCCAGTCAATAAGCTCAAATGGCTTTCCTGCCCATGTGCCTTTGGTGTGGCAGAGCGCTTCAATAAACGCCACGGCGTAGTCGGCGGCCGCCTTGTCATAGGTCGAATCCTGTGCCTTAAAGCGCGTTTGCTTGTATTTTTTCAGTTTTCGCAAGAGCTGCCACCTCCTTCCGGACATAAAAATAGACCGCCATCGGCAGTCCTTCAAAATCTATCTGTACGAGATACAGCCCCATGAAGGGCTGACCTCGGCTGTGTTTTTTCGATGGTTTAGAATTTTTCGATGCGGACGTTGTCGTCGGCGTCGAAAATGACCTTGTAGCGGGTTTCCGTTCCGTCGGCTTTCTTGGAAATCAAGCGGATGCCGCCTTCAAAGGCGCGGTAGGCCCGGTCGAATTTCTCGCCCTGCGGCAGTTGGCTCTTGGCCTGTTTGAGTTGCTTCTCCGTCATGGTCGTGTCCTCCTGTAAGTTCGTATTTCCCTTGCGGCAGGTACATATTCGCTCTAAAAGCACAGAATAGCAAGGTCTATTTCGGGCATATACTACACGATTTTTCCGCTTGTGTATGCCCTCGCAATTGTGTAGGTTACAGCCGTTGTTCCTCTCCGGTGAGGATGAAGTGCGCGTATTCTCGGCGGTGTTCTTCCAGATAGGTCACCAGTTCGTAGAACTCCATGTCATACGCAATGCGCTGAACTGCATGGATATCGAACATATTCGTGCGTCCGGTGTCACGCACGGCGAGAATTTGCTTCTTGACTGTTTCACTCATCATCGCTCACCACCCTGCAGACGTCCGCGCCGTAAGCCACCGACAGGCCACAGCCGTTGTCCCATGCAACCATCACACTGCCAATGTCGTCCACGCCGCGCACGGTGCCCTTTGTGCCGACCGGAGGCGCCTGCGGGTCGTCCATTTTGACAAGCTCCACACGGCTGCCGACCGGATACTGCCTGCGGATACGCTCCACAATTTCTCTGGGCGGAAAATTATTGCTCATTCTCTGTTTCCTCCTTGTCCTGCAGGCTCATCACATCGTCATAAAGGTCAGCGTCTGCATTGATGTGTTTGACCATCTCCTGCACCTTCGGATGGCCGCTTTTGAACGCGCCGCTGCCGGTGAGGTTCTTGAGCAGGATTTTCCGTGCCGCTTTGTACTCCTCACCGATGAAGCCGAGCCGAAGCAGGAAGCAGCGGAATGCGTATTTGTCGTTCTCGGTTTCCTTTTCCTTGGCGATTACGCGCTTCTGCGTTTTCGCCATGGCGATGAGTTTGCTTGTAAAGTGGGCGTAGGCGCTGATTTCCTCCGGTGTCGGGCTGCCCTCAAACCACGGGAAGCTGACCTTCTCATCGTCCGCCTCAATCGGCAGCGCATCGACCGCCAGTGCCTTTTTAATGAGCGTCTCCTTGCTTGCCACCAGCAGACGCAGGTTTTCAAGCGCCGCGTCGGTAATGTCCTCCCGCGGATAGGAAAGAATAAGGGAATCAACAGCCTCCTCGGTTTCCAATTCAAAGCCCAACTCATACAGATACTGGGTGAGTTTTTCAATTTTCTCGCTGTCGGCGCTCACCGCGCGTTGCGGATTGCGGTCGTCGAAGCTGACGGTGCCGTTTTTGTCGATGGTGAGGTAACCCACCTTGTAGGCGAAGGTCGGAGCGCCCTTGTACGTTGCCGCGCATGCCATAAACTCCGCAATTGCCGTAACCAGCCGTTTGCGGTCGTTGCCCGTGACATTGTACTTCATTTCCATTCTCCGTCCCTCCATCCCATGAAAAACAATACCGCGTCGGAAAACCCGGCACGGTAGTAGCAGTTCATCGTCTCGCCGTCCACCAGAGAGTAGGCGTTTTCCCATTCGAGGTACGCCTGACGCTGCTCAGGGGTCAGCGAGCTTTTCAGTTTTTCGGTGCAGCGCTCAAACTGCTGATAGGCTGCCTGCAAGCCATCGTTGCCGCGTGCTCCGCAGTCGTCGATGCGCCGCTGGAGGAATTCGTCGAGCGCTTTTTTCAAGTCGTTTTCGTGCATTTCCTGTACCACCTTTCCATTTGGTAGGTACATATATGCCTCTTAACGCCTGAAATAGCAAGGGTTATTTGAGAGAAAAATGATATTCTCCGGTATGCACAAATCGCCGAAATTTGTCTCGGCGGGAAGTGTGGGGATTATGTTTTGGCGAGAAATACCCAGCGTCATATGTCGGCAACTGCGCGAGCTTTGCAAAGCGGTGTCACTTGTACCCCAACATCAGAAATTACTATTCTCACGCGCAGTTATCTCCGCATAGGCATACGTCAGCCCGTCGCGCTGTACGGAAACCTTGTCTGCCGAGCCGACCTGCTCGATATAGCGTTTCACGATCACGTCGCAGAACTTTTCATCAAGCTCAATGGTGTAACAGCTGCGCTCTGTCTGCTCACAGGTGATGAGGGTGCTGCCGGAGCCGCCGAAAGGGTCGAGCACCAGCGTGTTGCTCATGCTGGAATTCATAATGGGATATGCCAGCAGCGGAATCGGCTTCATGGTCGGGTGGTCGCCGTTCTTCTTGGGCTTATCGAACTCCCAGATCGTCGTTTCCTTGCGTCCGGTGTACCACTGATGCCTGCCTTTTTTCTTCCAGCCAAACAGCACCGGCTCATGCTGCCACTGATAGGGCGAGCGCCCCAGTACCAGCGACTGCTTTTTCCAGATGCAGCAGCCGGACAAAAAGAAACCGGCATCCGCAAAGGCTCTCCTGAAATTCAGCCCTTCGGTGTCGGAATGAAAAATATAGATACTGGCGTCGTCCGCCATAACCGCTTCGATGTTCTGGAACGCCGCCAGCAGGAACTTGTAAAATGCGTCGTTTGCCATATGGTCATTCTTGATTTTGCCGGCGCTGCCCTCATAATTCACATTGTATGGCGGGTCGGTAACGACAAGATTTGCTTTTGCGCCGACCATCAACAGCTCAAAGGTGTCCGATTGGGTGCTGTCGCCGCAGACCAGCCGGTGCCGTCCCAGCGTCCAGACGTCTCCGAGTTTGGTGATAACTGGCTCCTTGAGCGCTGCCTCCACATCGAAATCATCATCGTGGATTTTGTCCTTGACCTTATCCTTGAACAGGTCGTCCAGCTCCGCGGGGTCAAAGCCTGTGAGGGATACATCGAAGTCCGTACCCTGTAAATCCGCGATGAGCAGTGCCAGTTTGTCCTTATCCCACTCGCCGGAAATCTTGTTGAGCGCGATGTTGAGTGCCTTTTCCTGTTCCTCCGGCAGCTCAACCACCACACAGTCTACTTCTGGAATGCCCATATCGATGAGCACCTTCAGACGCTGGTGACCGCCGACAATTCTGCCTGTGGTCTTGTTCCAGATGAGCGGCTCGACATAACCGAATTGCTCGATGGAGCGCTTCAGCTTGTCATATTCGGGATCGCCGGGCTTCAAATCCTTACGGGGATTGTAGTCGGCGGGAATGAGCTGCTCCACGGGTATTTTTCGTATATCCATAATCATTCCTCCTGCTTCACGGCGGTTTGACCGGTGAAATTTTCCCAGCGCTTGATCATGACATCGCAGTAGTGCGCGTCCAGCTCCATAATGTAGCAGGTGCGGTCGAGCTGTTCACAGGCGATGAGCGTCGTGCCCGCGCCGCCAAAGGGCTCGACCACAATGTCATTTTCATCGGTAAAAGCGACGATGTATTCCGACGGCAGCGCCACGGGGAAGGTGGCGGGGTGCTCGGCGCGAATCTTGCCTTTTTCACTGAGCTGCTTCGTGACCGACTCAAGACTGGTCTGCTCCGGCAGCTCCAGCAAGCTTTCCATCTTCTTGAATGCGCCGGTTTCATTGCCGCGCCGCGCAATCCGAAAGGAGCCGTCCGCCTGACGGATTTTGTTGTAGCGCCCGCCGGAGTAAATGCTGGCTTCCTTCTTGCGCCACGTCGGATTCACCGTCACCGGCTCTTTGCCAAAGCAGAATATCCATTCATGCCGGATGGGTATCATCGCACTTTGCTGTCCGACGCTGCCGCAGGTGAGCTTATCCCACACATTCCACGCCAGCAGTTTTAGACCGGCTTGCTTCGCCGTATCGATGTAAACGTTCCAATAGGGATAAACCTCGCCGTCCTTGCGCTGGATTCCGAGATTGACCGCTTGCAGTGCGGCAAACGGTTCATAGCAAGGCAAGAATTGCGCAATGCTGTCCACGCTCAATTCCTTGTCGCCGTTGTAGGTTCGCATATCGCTGTACGGCGGCGAGGTAAAGAGCAGCTTGCTTTTCTGCCTGTCCATCAGTCTGGCAACATCGTTTTTATCCGTGCTGCTGCCGCAGAGCAGCCGATGCCGGCCGAGCTGCCAAATGTCGCCGGGCTGGCATACCGCCGGCTCATCCGCATTGACCTCCGGTACAACGTCCTGCACGATTTCATCATCCACGCCGAGCATAAGCCCGATTTCACTGGTGTCAAAACCAGTCAGCGTAACGTCGAAATCCTCGGCTTTCAAATCCGAGAGCAGGTTTTCGAGTTTTTTCGTATCCCACTCGCCGGAAATTTTATTCATGGCGATGTTGAGCGCTTTTTCGCGGGCGGCATCCAAGCTTACCACCACGCACTCCGCGCTCTCATAGCCGAGTACTTTCAAAACGGAGAGCCGCTGATGACCGGAAATGACCGTGAATCCCGTCGCCTCGTTGACGACAATCAGCTCCACATAGCCGAAGCTCTCGATGGAACGCTTGAGCTTCTCAAACTCCGCATCGCCGGGACGCAGCTCTTTGCGCGGATTGTATTTTGCCGGATTCAGCTCCGACAGCTTTAGGCTTCGTATATTCATGTCATTTGCCCCTCCTTGCATTGAGCAAGCGCTCCATTACGTCATCCTGCGGGTTTGCGCCGCTGTACTCGCCGGTGCAGTTTTCCTTGACGATTTGAAAAATCTCGTACCACAGCCGGTTGGTCTGATTCATGTAATTCTGACCCATCGCCACATACGGGCTTTGAATCGCATTGCCCGTCGTCGGGTGCTTTGCCAGAAAGCCGTAGGTGGTGACCGCTTCCTCACACTGAATCCAGCGGGCAACGCTCATGGCGTAGCGCTCCAAAAGCTGCGGAGAGACCAGCGCCGCGCAGCCGCGCTCGTTCAGCCACGTCCATGTGTTTTTGTAAATCTCACCGGCGACCAGCGTCTTGCCGTCCTTTTGGACTGCTTCGAGCATTTTGTTCGGCTCCGGCATCGCCTGACCCTGAAGATCTGCAGCACCGGAAAACTCCATGACCGTCAGTGTTCTGCCGCCGGGATTGCCGGCAGCGATTTTGTCGGCTAACGGCTTCTTTTTTGCGCCCGCGCCGACACGAGCGCCGCCTCTGTTGGTTCCGTCCTTCGCCAAAAATATCACCTCGCTCTTGCGGCTATGCCTATTCCCCCGTTTGAAACCGCGTTTTTTAACAGAAAGCCCCGCGCCGCTGTCCGCTTGAAGCAGGTTTAGAGATTTTGATACCCCCACCGGCTTACGCCTCGCGGTTATTTTTGTTTGCTTCCAGCGTAATGCGCGAATGACACGCCTTGCAGAGTGCCATCAGGTTATGCACATCGTTGGTGCCGCCCTGACTAAGCGGAAGAATGTGATGAACCTCCTCGGCTGGTGTCAGCCGACCGGACTTCTTGCATGCCTCGCAGAGCGGGTGCGCTTTGATGAAACGGTCACGGATCCGCTTCCACGCGCGGCCGTAGCGTTTGTTCGTCTCCGGCTCACGCTGAAAATGATTGTAATGATAGTCCGCCTGTCGCTGATGCTCCGTACAGTATTGCCCGCTTGTGGCGAGCCGACCGCAGCCGGGATAGGCGCAGGGACGTTTTGGTTTGTAAGGCATGTGATTCACTTCCTTGCGGGTAAAAGAATAGCCCTGCGGGATTGCTCCCACAAGGCTCTCTTGATTCTGTTTTCCTGATTATAATACTATCATAAGCGGCAGGTGTCTTTCAGTGTCTTTTTGTGTCCACTTTGGGAAGGGCAGGGATTTTGCAGTCCTCCAACGCCCGCGTGTGGAGCTTATGAATGTAACGCAGGTCGTAGCCCATGTCCACCGCAATCTTCTCCCAAGAGAGAAAGCAGAGGTAGCGCTTCTCCAGAAGCGTCTGGTGCTCTGGGTTTGTGACTGCCTTAATGACGCCCATGATTTCTTTCTTGAGGTCGACCAGCATGTCAATGTCGTGGTTGATGTCCGCTTGCAGATCAACAATCTTACAGACCGCGTCCGCCATACGGGAGACAGAGGCGCTGGGATTGCGGGGCATGCCCGTCAGCACTGACGTACAGGTTGTTGCCAGCTCGTTCAGTGAATCGATCTGCTGGAGCTTTGATTTGATGCGCATATCCAGATAACGCGCCTGAGAAAGATAGGCTTTAGCGGTCATAGCGCACCTTCTCCTTTCTCAGCTTGGAAATCAGCATTTCCGGGTTGATGCTGGTCAGCGTGCCAAACCAGCCGGAACGGAAGAAGCGCTCGATGCTGGCAAGCTCCTGCTCGTCGTCGTGCAGCCGGTAATCTTTGACGGCCTGCAGCACAATGGCGTTTGCCAGTTCTTCGTATGGATTCATCATCTGTACCCTCCGATATTTTGTATTGCTCTCGGATTGGCACGGATTGTCATAGATTGTCTCAGATTTTCAAGTCCGCTTTTACGGCATCGATCAGCGCCGCTTGGGTGCTGTCTTTCTTGGATAGCGCCTTCAGAATCCGCTCGTCGATCGTACCTTTGGCAACGATGTGCTGCACCACTACCGTTTCGGCGTTTTGCCCCTGCCGCCAGAGGCGGGCGTTGGTCTGCTGGTAAAGCTCCAGCGACCATGTCAGCCCAAACCAGACAATGCAGGACCCACCGCTCTGAAGGTTGAGCCCGTGACCGGCGGAGGCGGGATGAATGAGCGCCACGGGAAGCTCGCTGTTGTTCCACCTGCGGATACTGTCGGCGCTGTCCAGCTTGGAGAATGGGATGTGAAGCTTTTGTAGCCGCTCGGTAATGCGGGCAAGATCGTGCTTGAACCAGTAAGCAACCAGCAGCGGTTTTCCTCCGGCGGCTTCGATGATATCCTCCAGCGCGTCCAGCTTGCGGTCATGAAGGTTCACGGTGCCGCCGTCGTCGGTGTAGATGGCGCCGTTCGCCATCTGGCAGAGCTTGCCGGTGAGCGCGGCGGCGTTGGCAGCGGTGATGTCTCCGTCCGGCAGCTGCAGGATGAGGTCTTGCTTCAAACCGTCGTACCGTTTCCGCTCCTCGTCGGAAAGCCGGACGGTGTATTCGCTGCTGACCAGCTCCGGCATTTTCAGAAGGTCAGTAGATTTCATGGAAATGGTGATGTCGGAGATTTTGTCATAAATCCGCTGTTCCGCGCCGGACAAAGGCTTGTAGCTGAATATGACCTGCCCATTGCGCTTGTCCGGCTGAAAGTATTCAAGCCGGTAATGGCTGATAAAGCGTCCGAGACGTGCGCCCATATCCAGCAGTCGAAACTCCGCCCATAAATCCATGAGCCCGTTGCTGCTGGGTGTTCCCGTCAGCCCGATGATGCGCTTGACCGTAGGGCGAACCTTCATCAGCGCCCGGAATCGTTTTGCCTGATAGTTTTTGAAGGACGACAGCTCGTCAACCACAACGGTGTCAAAGCTGAACGGCAATTTGCTGTCCTCGATAAGCCACTGGACATTTTCGCGGTTGATGATGTAAATATCGGCGGGCTTCAGCAGCGCCGCACGTCGCTCCGCTTCGGTGCCGACAGCCACGGAGCAGATGAGGTTCTGCAGGTGATCCCACTTATCTGCTTCAGCAGGCCATGTGTCCCGTGCCACTCGCAGCGGGGCGATGACCAAAATGCGGTGCGCCTCGAAGCTGTCAAACAATAGGTCGTTCAGCGCCGTCAACGTGATAGAAGTTTTACCAAGACCCATGTCAAGCAGAACAGCGGAGATAGGATGGTCCTCGATGTACTGGGTGGCATAGGTCTGGTAGTTATGTGGTTCATATTTCATCAAGGATTCCTCCAATCTGCTGTTCATCATCAAGAACATAGACTCTAAAACCAAGCCGCCGAAGCAGTCCATGCCGTGCCAGCTGTAACGGTCGCGGATTTTTGTTTGGCGCTTTAACCTCCACAAAGCCGATGTGACCGCCCGGTAAAAGCACAATGCGGTCGGGCATTCCATCGAAACTGGGGCAAACGAGCTTCGGCGCGATGCC